CAATGTCCGTCTATTTTATGATGAGCGTGGTCTTGATCGCTATTATGGTCTTCTGGAACTCGGGGAACTCGCTGGACTCTGGAAGAATGTTGCGGGGCGTTATGAGATCAATGGTAAGAAGATTTACGGGAAGGAGATCTTGAAAAACCCTGACCAGTATTTCACCGAAGAAGTAATGCAGCAACTTGATGCTGCTGCTAAAGAGAACTTTTCTTATGGTTGAACTTAATGATCTTATTCATGTTTATCCAAACGCTTTATCGAATGATATCTGTGATGAATTAGTTTCATACTTTGAAGATAGCGTAGGTAAACATGAGTATGTTGATAATGGTGGATGTCCAACATTTACCCAACTAAACCTCACAAGAAATAGGGAAGATAAAGAAGATATTCATAATACTCTCATTAGAAATGTATTTAATTACAGGGATCAGTATTACGAATATGTCTGTAAAGATGTCTTTCCTAAGAAACATTCATTTGAGGAATTTAGAATAAAGAGGTATAATACTAATGGCAATGAAAAGTTCGATACACATGCAGATGTAATGGACTATTCAACTGCTAGAAGATATTTGTCATTCTTCTGGTATTTGAATGATGTTGCTGAAGGTGGAAAAACCATCTTTAATGACCTGGAGATAAAACCAGTAAAGGGAACTCTAGTTATTTTTCCACCTCTCTGGATGTTCCCCCATAAAGGTGAACCACCAGTCAGTGGTCCAAAGTATCTTCTTAGTACATATTTGCACTATCAGTAATGGAAAGAATTGAGACTACCATCCTTAGGAACCTTGTTTTTAATGAGAATTATTCGAGAAAGGTTATTCCTTTCATTCAACCAAACTATTTTGATCAGAGGACTGAAAAGGTAGTCTTTCAAGAAGTAGTAAACTTCATTGTCAAGTATGGTTCTGCCATCACTATTGAAGCACTCAACATTGAAGTAGAGAATCGTACTGACCTCACTGAAGGTGAAGTAAAAGATATTCGTGATATCACAAAGTCTCTTACAGATTTTCCAGTAGATGAGCAATGGTTGCTTGATACCACCGAAAAGTGGTGCCGTGATCGTGCTATCTACTTGGCACTCATGGAGTCCATTACTATTGCAGATGGGCAAGATGAGAAGAAGAATAGAGATGCTATTCCTAGCATCCTTTCGAATGCACTAGCAGTATCTTTTGACAATCATATCGGTCATGACTATCTAAGTGACTATGAGGCACGTTATGAATCTTATCATCGTAAGGAAGATCGCATCCCGTTTGACCTTGAGTATTTTAACAAAATTACGAAAGGCGGTCTTCCTAATAAGACTCTTAACATCGCTCTTGCTGGGACAGGTGTTGGTAAGTCTCTATTCATGTGTCATATGGCTAGCGCCTGTCTGCTTAACGGACACAATGTGCTTTACGTTACAATGGAGATGGCAGAGGAGAAAATTGCTGAACGTATTGACGCAAACCTTCTCAACGTTAATATCCAGGACCTAACTGACCTTCCTAAAACAACCTTTGAGAATAAGGTTACCAAACTTGCCAAGAAGACCCAGGGTACACTTATAATTAAGGAGTATCCAACTGCATCTGCACATAGTGGACACTTTAAGTCACTTCTTAACGAGTTGGCACTTAAAAAGTCATTTAGACCTGATATTATTTTCATTGATTACCTTAATATATGTGCTTCCTCCCGCTATAAGTCGAACCTGTCTGTCAATTCATATAGCTATATCAAAGCAATTGCAGAAGAGCTTAGAGGGTTGGCTGTTGAAGCAAACGTCCCTATCGTTTCTGCCACGCAGACCACTCGTTCTGGTTATGGTAGCAGTGATGTTGAGCTTACTGACACTTCTGAGTCCTTTGGTCTCCCTGCTACTGCTGATCTTATGTTTGCCCTCATTTCTACTGAAGAACTCGAAGGGTTGGGACAACTCATGGTGAAGCAGTTAAAGAATCGCTATAATGACCCCACTATCTACAAACGTTTTATTGTCGGTATTGACAGGGCGAAGATGAGATTGTATGATTGTGAGCAGTCCGCCCAGAATGACATACTTGACTCTGGACAGGATGAAGAGTATAATGACTACGAAGACAAGAAACCTAAAAAGTCGTTTGAAGGATTTAAATTTTAATGGAAACCGCAAAACACGTTGATTTTGATAAGTACGCTGAGTTTGTCGATGCTGTAACTTCCGATGCATCGAAGGACTTTCTTGCTCTCTCTGACCGCCTGGTTGCCCTTGACGAAAAAGGTGCTAACATTGAGCGTCTCCTGACTGCTGCCGTTGGTATTAATGCTGAAGGTGGTGAGTTTATGGAAATCGTCAAGAAGATGGTCTTTCAAGGTAAACCTTACAATGAGGACAACCGCGAACACCTGATCATCGAACTGGGTGATATCATGTGGTATGTTGCACAAGCATGTATGGCACTTGGTGTTTCTCTTGACGATGTTGTTGCCAAGAATGTACACAAACTTCTGAAGCGTTATCCTGAAGGTGCTTTTGATGTTTACTTCTCTGAAAACCGCGCTTCTGATGACCGATGACTAAAAAGAATAATGTATCGCTTAAACTCTCTGTCTATCAGGCAGCAGTAGTTCGTCAAATTCTCTTTGAAGCACAAAAAGGATATTCTTATGAGCATGTTCCTCAAAGAATTACTGAGATGCGTTCAATCATTACAGACCTTGACGAAGCAATCGGTGCTGTGGTAGAATAAGCAAGCAAACGACCCGAAAGGGTCACTTGGGGAATTAGCTCAGTTGGTAGAGCGCCTGCTTTGCAAGCAGGATGTCAGCGGTTCGAGTCCGCTATTCTCCATTTGCTCATGTGGCGGAATTGGTAGACGCGCTGGGTTTAGGTTCCAGTAGATTTTATCTGTGGAGGTTCAAGTCCTCTCATGAGCACTAAATAAAAATAAAAGCCAATGGCTGGAGAACAGGGTTTCCTTTACGAAGGTAGAATCCACCAAAAGTTAAAAGCAAAGAAACTTGTACCTGCTGGTTTTACTCCTGCAGGATCAGACCCTAATGCTCCAGACGCAATGTTCATTTATGGTGGACAGAACAATAAGTTGGAAGTTAAACTTGACCTTAAAGCAGACTATGGTCAAGGAAGTTTTGAGTATTCAAATGGAAGATGGATTCTTGGTGGAGCAAAAACTGCAGCGGCAGATGAACTTCGTTCTCTTATGAGAGCAGTTGGTATTGAAGCATTTGCAAATAAGCAATGGGGACCAAAAGGTCCACCAAATAAAGGAACGGTTGATAATAAAGATTTCACTCAAGAAATGGTGAGTTCTGATTATGCTAGATTCAAAGATGCATTTTTGAGTATTCCGTCATCAGCACTCCATAGTTATTATGCTGCTAAACAAACCTATTATATACAGATAGGTGGATATGGTCTTTATTATATGGCAGCAAACCCAGCTGGACTTCCTGTTCCACAATTCAACCCAGGTCTACGTATTCGTATTCGCCTAAAACGTGGTGGAAGCACTCCAATTTATAACTATCGATTTACAACAGCACTTCAAATTACATCAAAACCACCAAAATCAAAATATGATATTGATAAGGGTATTGGATTTCTATTAGGACAATGAACGAATATTTACAAAAATTAATTCATAATTTTGATAGTAAAGATTTTAAGACATTTGCTGGATATGTGTATGTAACTCTTCAGCGTGAAATTGATGCTGCTACTAATAATAAACAAAAGAATAAATATATATTGATACGAAAACAAATCCTAAGGTATATCGTAACAAATCAACGTTCGATAACCACAGAGTTGCAAAATAAAAAGTGATGAAAAGTTTTTTCCAGTTCCTATCCGAAAGTGCTTCCCAACAAGCAGCAAGAATGGGTCTTGTTGGTGATGGTCATGGTGGATGGTATGATAGAGCATCAGGCGAGTTTGTAGCAAAAACTGAAAAGGGCAAACTCAAGTTCTATAATAAGCGTCAGAAAGTTGGCGGTAAAGATCCAGAACAGACGGAGACTGAAAAGAAATATTCAGATCCAAACTTTGTGGACCCTGCATTACAGCAGCAAGCACAGCAAGACCAGGCAGCAATGGATGCTGCCATAATGCAGCAAGTTGCTCAAGAACAACAACCAGTTAACTACCTACCAGTAGAAAAAACTAAAGGTACATTGACAGTTGCTTTTGGTCGCTTCAATCCTCCTCATCTTGGTCACTTGCAGTTAATGGATACTGCTGCATTATCTGCTGATGCAGAAGGTAGTGACTATATGATTATTCCTTCACGTAGTCAGGATCCTAAAAAGAATCCATTGGATCCAGATACTAAAGTTAGCATTATGCGATCAATGTTCCCACAACATAGTGAGCGTATTTCTAACGATACAAGTACCAGAACTATCTTTGATGTTCTGAAAAAGGCACATAACGATGGATATACAAATGTAAGAATCGTTGGTGGTGCTGATAGAGTTAAAGAGTTTGATAAACTCGCCAATAACTATAATGGAAATCTCTATGCATTTGACAATATTGAAGTTGTATCTGCTGGAGATAGAGATCCAGACTCCGAAGGTGTAGAAGGTCTTTCCGCTTCAAGAATGAGACTTGCTGCAGCAGAAGGAGACTTTAAGACCTTCCGTGCTGGTATGCCACCAGAAATGAGACCAAAAGATGTGAGAGCAATTTTTGATACTGTTCGCATGTCAATGGGTATTAATGAAGAGTGGGGTATCTGGGAGATGGCACCCAAGTTTGACTATCAAACTCTTCGTGAGAACTATGTCAATAAGGTTATCTACAAGATTGGTGAGGTTGTAGAAAACCTAAACACTGGATTGGTTGGAAAAATTATTCGTCGTGGAACTAACTATCTCATCTGTGTGACAGAAGATAACATTATGTTCAAGTCATGGATTAAGGATGTTAGTGAAGCAGTGGTAAATGGCACTACCCAGTCTGGAGTTCCTGCAGATCAAAGACTGGTTGGAACAGACGCCCACCGCGAATATGTGGAGACTATGGTTCCTGGAAGTAGTTGGGGAATTCAATTCATAAATAAGTATAGGAAAAAGTAAGTAATTCAACATCTTCCAATGAGCAACCATATTTTTGAAGAACTTCCAGCGAGAAAACACGCTCCAGCTTCTGCCCCTGTAGCATCTGCTGCTAAAACTAAAGGAAAGGAAAAGGGAGGACAGGAGCAGTCTTCAGAAAAAAGAATTCGTCAAGCAGTCTATGATATTCGCTATAGAGCAAGAAGAGAGGATATCGATTTGAAACAAGCATTTTCCCAATATATGTCTAATAGTTCTTTGAACCCTACCGAAAGAAGAGCAGTGAGCGATAAGTTATTTGGCAAGAAAGGAAGTGTTTCTGAGCAATATACTGATGATGGTTTAGATATGGCTGTCAGCAGCATCGCCAATGCGATGTATAAAGTTTTTGCTGAAGAAAAGGGTGAAGAAGTTATTGAACTTGAGTATCAAAATCAACTCGATGAAGAGAATGATAGAGTTTATCATGTAAGAGTTACTGATCCAAAAAATAATAGAACCTATACAAGAAATGCTACTCGTGAAAAGATTACTCAACTAAGAGCAAAGGGTCTTAAGGTTGAAATGAGTGAGTATAGAGATTCTAGAGATAAATCAAAACAAGTAGGAAAACCTGGACGTTTAGATCCAGTTGGTAAGGAAGATGCTGATGTTGATAATGATGGGAAACCTAATGACTCAAATGATAAGTATATTATGAAGCGTCGTGCTGCTGTTGGTAAAGCAATTGCAACAAGAAATGAAGATTACCTATGGTCTGAAGGAACAACATCAGTTGAACCACAAAATAAAACAAAGATTACTGGTCAGGGTGTAGATAACTCATCAAGAATCAGAGTATTCCCTGATGATGGTTCAAACCCACAAAACAATGGTGGAGTTACTCAGGCAGAGAGTGTTTCTCCATTTAACTCTGAGATGACTAAGGGTGAGCAAAAGTTTCTTAAAATGCTTGAAGAAAAGAAACTGAGCAAGAAAGAAATGAAGAAGAGAGAAAAATATGTAAAAGGAATGAAGAAGTCAAAAGGTGACTTTGAGGAGCGTTATGGTAAAGATGGTGAATCTGTAATGTATGCTACCGCCACTAAGATGGCAAAGAAAGATGTTAAGGAAGAAAAGGACGGACCTTGCCCTAAGTGTGGTAAGTCTCCTTGTGAATGTCGTGAGCAAGATGGGTATCGTATTGCACTGAAGAATAAATTCAGAGCAATGGGAATGAAGAACCCTATTATTATGGGCGACATTGATCAAAAGAGATTCAATACCATCATGACAAAGACTAAAGTTGGTATTGAAGATGCTTGTGGTTCTGTTTCAGAACAAAGAGGTGGTTATGATAGCACCTATGGAAGAGGTGAAATGGGAGAACCAAAAGGAACTCAACATCAAAAAGTTGACCCAGAAGCTTGGAAAAGAAGTAAAGAGCAATGGGAAAAAATTCATCCACAAATTTTCAAGAAAGCCTGATACTAAATAAGCCAGGATACTCTTCACACGGAGGACATCATGGGAGCAGTAGTCGGGATTGTAAAACCAATCGTGATGCAACTTGCAGCACACCCAGCAGTTAAGAATCTTGTTATTGAACTTCTTGAAAAGTATGTAAAGTCCACCGACAATAGCATTGACGATATGGTCC